GTACAAGTGGTGATAATCTTACTGTAGGTGGTACTTTATCTGTAACAGGTACAAGCACACTGACTGGTGATGTAACTGCACCTACACAAACATCTTCTGATAACTCTACTAAAGTTGCTACTACTGCATTTGTTACATCTAAAGTAGGTACGTTAGGTACTATTTCTACTCAAAATGCTAACGCTGTTTCCATTACAGGCGGTACTGTTGATGGAACAACATTAGGTGCTACTACTGCATCTTCAGGTGCATTTACAACATTATCATCTACTGGTAGTACAACATTTAAAGCGTTAGTAACAGCAGGAGAAACAACTACCGTATCTGCTACTGCAGCAACAGGTACTATTAATTATGATGTATTAACGCAAGGTGTTTTATATTATACGTCTAATGCTTCAGCAAATTGGACTGTTAATGTAAGAGGTAATAGTGGAACTTCATTAAATACTCTTATGGCTGTAGGTGAAACTCGTACAATTACATTTTTAGTGCCTCAAGGTACTACAGCTTACTATCAATCAGCCTTTACTATTGACGGAAGTTCAGTTACTCCAAAATGGCAATTAGGTGTAACACCCAGTTCAGGCAATGCAAGCAGTATTGATATTTATGTATTTAGTATTGTTAAAACAGCAAGTGCTACATACACAGTATTAGCATCACAAACTAAATTTGCATAAGGATTATAATGCCTTTAAATATTTCAACAGGTGCAGCATCTGCTAAAGGATTTGGATTTACTGGCAATAACCTTATCAGAATACCTAATTCTGGAAGCATATCACAATATTTGAATTTAGCTTATGCTTACGGTAACCCTACTACATTATCATGGACTCGTAGCGGTGATACTTTTAGTTATAATCTTTCTTCTGCAACAACTTATTGTGGTTCTACATATAGCACATCAGGTACACCATCAATTACACAAGTATTATCAGGCGGTGTATTAGTAGAAACAGTTTCATTTACATTTAACCATCCTAAAGATTGTTGTGCTGGTAATAGAAATTATATTTATGAAAGTTATACTTTAACTATGAGTACATCTAATACAGCAACATTAACTGCAACTTCTTCTTCTGGTTCACAATCAGGTTGTTAATATGATTACTACAAAATATCAATTAGAAACAGATAGATTTTTATTTAGAGCTGATTATGATAATGAATTAAATATATTATATAACTATCACCAAGATAAAAAAACAAAAGAAACATTTGTATCAGATAATCTTGGTGAATTTAATGGTCGTGTTAAATTTGACAAAAATACTATTGATAATTATGTAGAACAAGCTATAGGTGCAGCATTTCCAATATTAGTAGAGCCAATTGGATTTGTATTTACTTATGATGATTTAGAAGCAAGAAAACAATATATTGGTGAAGAAAAGTTTAATGAAATTGTTTCTAAATATCCAAGGCTTATTAAAAGAATAAATAAATTAGGGTTGCATACTCAAATTATATACAGAGTTGAAACTTTGTATAATTTTGATACTGGTGAGCAAACAAGTAAAGTTATATTTGATAATACTGAAGAAAATTGGTGGTCATCACAAGATACTCCATCATATTTAACATCTGAAATATTTACACCAGAAGAACAAGAAAAATTTGATCAAACTTTAGCTGGTTTAGTATATTTAAATCCAATAGAACGATATATTTGGAATGTTATTAAAATGATTCCTAAAATTAATTGAGAAAACATGACAATACGCAGATTACAATTTACAGAATGGAAACCAGACCAGCCAGCTATGGGTGATAGTCTTAATGATGCTAAAAATGTTGTTCCTGTTTTGGCAGGATATGCTCCATTTCCTAGTGCATCTAATTTATCCAGTGCAGCTAGTGAAAGCCTTAACAATGTATTTGTAGGTAAGATTGGTGATACAGTTCAGTTATTTGGTGGTGGTGCTTCTAAACTATTTAAGTTTGATGCTACTAATCTTGGTATGACAGATGTATCTAAAACTGGTGCTTACGCTGGAACTTCTCGTTGGCAATATGCACAATTTGGTTCTGTATTGTTAGCTACTAACTATCACGAACCTGTACAAGCGTGGACTTTAGGTGTTTCTAGTACATGGCAAGATTTAGGCACATATATTAATGGTACTTATACTAGAACAGGTACAACTGTAACAGTTACTACATCTACTGCACATGGTTTAACTACTGGTAGCACATATAAAATTTATTTTAAATCAGGTGGTGCATTATCTGGTAACTATGTTATTACATCTACAGGATCAACAACATTTACCTTAACTACAGCAGCTACTGGAACTATTGCTACAAGTAACATGAGTGTATATACCTCATCTGCACCTACTGCTAAATTTGTAACAGTAGTTCGTGACTTTGTAGTTTGTGCAAATATATTAGATACACCAAATAAACTTCAATGGTCAGATATTGCTAATGAGCAAAATTGGACTGCTGGTAATGCTTCTCAAGCTGATTTTCAGTTAATTGCTGATGGTGGAAATATCACTGGCTTAACAGGTGGTGAAATTGGTATTATATTTCTAGAAAAAGCTATCTACCGTATGCAGTATATTGGTAGCCCTTATTTCTTCCAGTTTGATGCTATATCACGCAATCTTGGCTGTATTGAAGGTAATTCTATAGCACAGTATGGTGGTATGTCTTATTTCTTATCAGATGATGGATTTTATTCATGTGATGGTAAAACAATTACCCCTATAGGTGTAGAAAAAATAGATAGATATTTTTACTCTACATTTAACATTGCTAAATCTGACACTATGTCAGCAACTATTGACCCTATTCGTAAACTTGTTATTTGGAATTATCCTACAGTAACAGGTGGCAATGCACTTATTATTTATAACTGGCAACTTAATAAATGGTCAAGAGCTGAAACAGATACTAATTATGTAGCTTCTGCTGCTTCTACAGGTATAACATTAGAAGGTATTGGTACTTTATACACAAGCATTGAAACAGTTCCAGCATCACTAGATGACCGTATTTGGTCTGGTGGTAAATATGTTCTTGCAGGTGCTAGAGGTGGATATATTGTTACATTTACAGGTTCTAATACTACTGCAAACATTATATTATCTGATTTTGAAGATGGATATAACTCAATAGTTAAACTTGCTAGACCTATTATAGATAATGGTGCTGCAACTGTTGCTGTAGCTTCAAGACGTAAGTTAGATGATAGTATTACATTTACAACTGCTGCTGCATCAGGTGAAGGTGGTCGTGTACCTTTGAGAAATGCTGGAAGATGGCATAGATTAAGTATTACACCTACAGGAAGTTGGACAACAGCTATAGCAGTTGACATAGAAACTGAACCACAAGGAAATAGATAATGGCTCGTAGTGATATGTACAGGGGTTTAAACCCTGCTGGTGCAGATACTCGTGAAATTAGTGAAGTAACGAATGGTGTATTAAATGGTAAAACAAATAATACAGGAAATATTACTTTAAATGCTAGTAGTGCTACTACAACAACCATTTATGATGAACGTATAGGTTTTAATAGTGTTATACTTCTAATGCCAACTACAGCTAATGCAGTTGCATCTTTAACTAATGTTTATGTTAGTGCACGAGCAAAAGGCAATGCAACATTAACACACTCTGCCAATACAAATACTGATAAAACATACGGATATATTATAGTAGGATAATGCAACTTAAATACGTCAACCCTAACGAATTAAAACAAGTTTGGAATCAAATAAAACCAAGTCTAGGTGAAATATCTGCACTAGGTGGTGATTGGATTCCAGAAGATGCCTATTGTGATATTAAGGTAGGCAAGGCTCAACTATATCTAGGTATTAAAGACGGTTACTTTATAGGCTACATTATAACACAGCTTATAAATAACTCTCTTCATGTATGGGCTGCTTACAGTAGTTCACATGACATATTGTCAGAAGGTCTTAAACAGATAGCTGACATTGCTAATCAAATGAACGCTAAAGAAATAACATTTAGTTCTTATCGTAAGGGTTTTGAAAAGATTGCACCTAAATTAGGCTTTAGACCATATACATGGAGGTTTGATTGCTAAACCTTTATACAATACCTCCACACCAAGTACAGCAAACATGGCATAAAGTAGAAAAGATGCTGGATGAAGCTATGGCTCACTCTGGTGGTGAATACAAAATAGAACATCTTAAAGTTATGCTAACACAAGGTAGACAAGTTCTTCTTGTAGCAGCAGACGAAACAATGAATATTAAATGTGCACTAACTGTGGAATGGATAAACTATCCTAACGACAGAGTTGCATTTATTACAGCAATCGGTGGTAAAACTTGTCGTAATGCAGTAGACCAATTCTGCATATGGGCAAAAGAACAAGGTGGTACAAAAATACAGGGAGCAGCATTTGAAGCAGTAGCTAGGCTTTGGAAGCGTGCTTACGGATTTGAAAACAGATACATTATAGTGGAGAAACAAATATGAAATTCTATAACCCAATACTACATGGTAGCAAACGTGCATGGGCTGACCAAGATAAAAGATTTAAAGGTGGCGGTGGAGGTGGTACATCTACAACTACTAATCAATTAGACCCTACAGTTGCACCTTATGTTTCATATGGTCTTGGTGAAGCTAAAAATCTTTATCAAACTACATCTCCAGAGTATTATGCTGGACAAACTTATGTAAGTCCGTCTGCACAAACAACAACAGCATTATCACAAGCTGAAGCTCGTGCAAAAGCTGGAAATCCATTATTACCTTCTGCTCAACAAGAACAACAAGATGTTATTTCTGGTAAATATTTAAATTCTAATCCATATTTTGAAAAAGCTCTTGCTGGTGCTGCACAAGGTGCAACTACTAACTACATGGATGCTATTAAAGCTGCACAAGGCGGTGCTTCTATGTCTGGTCGTTATGGTTCTGGTGTATCTGCTGACATTCAAAATCGTGCTGCTAATACATTATCACAAACATTAGCTAACAAATATGGCGATTTAGCTTATCAAAATTATGCTAATGAACGTGGTATGCAAAATACCGCTGCTATTAATGCTCCAGCTTTAGCTGCTGCTGACTATGCTGATATTCAGCAATTAGCTAATGTAGGTAAAACTAAAGAAGATTATGCACAAACAGCATTACAATCTGATATTGACCGTTTTAACTTTGAACAAAATAAACCATATCAAAAACTTTCAGCTTATCTTGGTGCAGCTTATGGTGCTCCTATGGGTAATGTTTCAACAACTCAATCACAACAAAAATCTGGCAAAATTGTATGTACAGCAATGAATCAAGCATATGGTTTTGGCTCATTCCGTCAAGCTATTTGGTTGCAACATTCAGCATCAATGCCTAATGCTAAAACAATTGAAAAAGGATACCACAAACTATTCTTACCAGTAGTTGCATTTGCATTTAGTGATAAACAAACATTTGCTCGTAAACTTGTTCGTAAAGTTTCAGAACATATTGCACGTCACAGAACTGCTGACTTATGGAAAGAAATGCGTGGTAAAAAGCGTGACCCATTAGGTCGTTTATATCGTTCAATTATTGAGCCAATTTGCTATTTAGCAGGTAAGGTAGGAAAATAATATGGGTATGCCAATGATTATTGGTGCTGGTGTAGGTGCTTTAAGCTCTGCTGCTATGGGTAAAAGTCCTTTTACTGGTGCTTTATTAGGCGGTGCTACTGGTGGTGCTTTTGGTGGTGCTGGTAGCTTTGGTAGTGGCTTTACACAAGGTGGTTTAGCACCATCTTTAGGTTTAGGAGCTACTGGTTCTGCTGTAGGAAGTACTGCACCTACAATGGCAGCATCTGAATTTATTAGTCCATTTACACCTACTGGTGTTGCTGGCACTCAATTAATGAATGCTGGATTAACTGCACCTATGTCTACAGGTATGATGGGTCAATTAAGCAATTACTTTCAAAATCCATTAAATATTGGTTCTGCAGTTACAAAAGCAGAAGGTATTTTAAGCCCAAATCAACCACAAACAATGATGCAACCTAATGTTGCTCCTATTAGACCATCTACATATCAACAACAAACAAATCCAACACCAACTGCTGCTGCAACTGATGTAGCACCACATATTTTACCAAGTCAAAAATCTAAAGTTGGTTTAGTAGATTTAGATACATTACTTCGCAAAAACCCTAGAGCAGCACAATTTGCTCAATCATTGATAGGATAAATCATGGCATTTTTTGATACAGCAACTAGCCCTTTTGAAGGAATGAATATTTTTGGTGCTAAACAACCAGAATATTTATCTGGAATTTTAGACCAACAACAACAAGAAAAACTTAAAAATCAAGCACTTATGCAAGGTCTTTTAGGTGGATTTGCAACATATTTAGCTACCCCTAAAAATCTTAATCAAGGTAGTGCTATACCATATCTTGCTAAAGGTTTTCTTGGCGGTACACAAGCATCACAAGGTGTATATGATGCAGCATCACAAAATGAATTAACTAAAATGAAAATTGCTAAAGAACAAAGAGATGCAACTTTAGACTATCAAAAAGCAGTTCCTGCAGATATTCGTGAATATGAATATGCTAAAAGCCAACCAACAGGAGCATTTGTTGGAAGTTATACAGACTGGGCAAAACAACAAGCAAATCTTAAAGCTCCTAAAACTACTATTCAAATGCCAAATCCTGCAAAAGAAATTCTTGATGTTGATAAAGAAACTTTAAAAGGTTTAGTTGCAAGTACTAATTCTGCTAGAAGCATTGCAAATCAAACAAGGATTATTGATGCTGCTATTGGCAATGCTGGTGGTAGTGGTGTTATTAAATTATCTGCGGATGTTCAAAACTATCTTGGTATTCCATCTCAAGAAGCAAATGTAAATCAACTTGTAAATGCTATTGCTACTAAAGGTGCTACTGAAATTAGAACTCCGGGCAGTGGTTCTACATCTGATTTGGAATTTGGTGCATATCGTTCAGCTTTCCCAACGCTTGCCACATCTCAAGCAGGTCGTCAGTTAATGGTTAAAATTGCAAATGCTAATGCAATTCGTAATGCAAAACTTTCTGATTGGGCTAGAAAAAATGTTCAATCAGGTACATTTAGTTATGAAGGTCTTGGTGCTTATGATAACTCTCTTGGTAATGCTGTAAGTGAAGATATTAAGAAACAAGTAGAAGATTTGCAAGCTAAAGGCTCTGAAAAAATAAGAGTCCCATCATTAAGTCCTCAAGGTCAAAGTGTATTTGACTTATATAAAAATAAATTAAATCAAGGAAGATAATATGGTAGCTCCAACTGTAGAAGTTACTGCTAAAGCTCCTAGCATTGCAGAGCTTGAACAAGCTATGATAGCTGCTCATAATGCAGGTGACACTAATTCTGCTGCAATATTGGCTAATGAAATACAAAAGTTACAATCAGCATCTTCATTTAAGTTTTCTGGATTACAAGCAGCTAAAAACTTTTTGCCAGATGTTTATAATGAAGCTAAAAATGTAGTTGGTGCTATTACGCAACCAATAGAAACAGCAAAAGGTTTAGGTAATTTATCTCTTGGTTTAGTAGAAAAATTGTTACCTAATGTTCAAAACCATGAAAAATATGCCAATGCACTAGGCGATTATTTTGCTAATAAATATGGTAGCAAAGATGCTTTTTTACAAACATTACAAGAACATCCTGCTAGCGTATTAAGTGATGCTTCTATGTTTTTAACAGGTGGTGCTACTGGAGCAGCAAAAGTTGCATCTTTAGCCAAAGCTGGTAAAGCAACATCATTTTTAGAAAAAGCAGCACAAGTAGGAACTGCTGTTGACCCTATTAATGCTTTATTAAATACTGGTATGTATGGTGCTACTAAAGTAATACCTACTACACTTGCACCTAAAATGTATGAAAGTGCTGCTAAATGGTCTACCAAATTAACACCAGAAGAAAGAGCAGGAATTACACAAACAGCATTACAAAATCAAATTCCATTAAGCTATGAAGGATTAGGTCAAGTACAGTCTAAACTTGGTGTATTGGGTGACCAAATGGATAATTTAATATCTAATGCTACAAATAACAATATTAAAATTCCAGCAACAAAAGTACTTGAAAGTTTAAAAGATGTTAGGTCTTCAATGGGTGGATTTAAAATTGAAGGTGCACAAGATATTACAGAAATAAATAACATAGAGAAAAAATTTAGAGATTATTTAAAAAAAGAAAAAATTACTTCTGTTACCCCAGAGGAATTACAAAGATTTAAATCAGACGCATACAAAAAAATTGATTTTGGAAGGTCACCAGAAAAACCATCTATTGCAAAAGAAAAAGCATATCAAGCAATGGCAGGAACAGCAAGACAATCATTAGAAAATATTATACCAGAACTTAAATCTGTAAATGCACAATATGGTTCATTAAAAGAATTACAACCTAATTTACAAAAAGCTGTAGGTCGTATTGAAAATAGAGATTTAATTGGAATTGGCAGTGGTGTAAAAGCTGGTGCTGGTGCTGCAGTTGGTGGAAATATTGGTGCAGCTTTAGGTCTTGGTGAATCAATATTAGAAATGCCAAAAGTAAAATCAAAAGCAGCTTTAGAATTATATAAAAAACAAAATCAAGGTATTGGAATGTTTTTAGATAATAATGCTAGAAATGCTTTATTACGACAAATTTTAGACCAACAATTTCAATTAAATTCACAATACCCAAGTTTGCTTGGAAATCAATAATAGAAAGTTAATCAATGAGCAACGAAATTGACCCAATACAATACGGACAACTTATAGCCCAAGTACAAAATCTACAAGATAAGGTAGATAGCATGGAAACAGATATAAAATCACTCCTAGAACTTGCAAACAAGTCTAAAGGTGGTTTCTGGGCAGGTATGGCTATTGCCTCTGCTATCGGTGGCTTTATAACATTTGTAACTAATCATTGGTTAGGTAGATGAAAGTCCTTGCTTACTTTACAGTTTTAGTAATATTTTGGTTATTCTTAATTGATACACCTTATGCTAAAGACCTTGTAAAAGAAATGGTTATGGTTACAGAAGCAGGTGAAGTGGTATTAACTACAGAAGAGTGTGTCTTTAAAAAAGAAGGCTTACAAGGTTACGACTATGCTGCCTATGCAACGGACAAAGGTCATCCTAACCATGAAGGTTGCTGGAAGTCTGATAGTTACGAAGGTAAGCACGCAGTGTTTATATACTTTCCAGAAATAAACCAAACAGCAGTATTTGACGCTAAACTATTTCATCCTAAAGCTACTATATGACATTCATCACAGAGAACAACATTGCCAATCTTTATTCGGCTTTGATAGAGTTCCCTGTATTTGACGAGTATAAGTTACCCCCATCTTCTAAAGTAGACTTTGTAATAGTACATGACCCAGAAATGTATGGGCAGTACGAGCCACCAGAACAGGGTGAGCCTCATGTTATTACTATAAGCACAGCTAAATGTGG